CTGTATATGTCATTATTTACTCAAATATATTTATTTTAAACACAATAATATTTTTTATGATATTCCATTCACGGAACACGAATTGCAAACATTAGCTGATAAATGTCTTAAAATTACTCGGCTGGAAAAAAAAAATCAATATCTGGATATTAAATTTAGATTGTTACAGGTTATGGCGAATATGATAGTTAAACATGCTAACATTGATATTCAATATTATATTACTAGCTACAGCGGTTTGTTTTTAAATCTTATTATTTGCAATATTAACCAGTTTCATGTTCATATGTCATATTCATTACGAGTTACTGACTACGCTAAGGATGTTAATCCTAAAATTAAACATACATTAACTATTAATCAGGTTAATTGCTTCACTAAATTTGATCAAAATACCATTCCTCAGTTAGATTCACACGTATTGTATTAATATTCTTTGGAAAATTGATTTTTGTTTTATTCAATTATTATTTACAACTTTAACAACATGTTTCAATTCTATTCTATTAACACTATTGAACCTGCTCATATGAGTATTGATCAAACAGATACTTTTAGAGATGTCGAATCTTTTGGATTTTATTCTATGATTAATCCACAACATTCTTATTATTCACCCGGTCGAACGATGGATGCTGATCAAATATATACATTGAACAATGATACATGGAAACGCATTGTTATTCGTAATGCTGTACAATACACTGACAATGATATTCTTAATTTATATCGAGCATTTCGAGAAATTGGAGACATTGATACTTTCGGTTGTTTGCAAGATGACAATAAGTTGCATAATGACATTTCTATTCGATTTAATACATGGATTGATAATGATTTTACTAAAAGATTAGCTGCCGAATTGGAATTATGTCATGCACATAACACGAATTTTCCATTAGAAAATAAACAATATGTTTCTATGTTTTATTTCGATGATATTTCTAATAATATGCGACATATTGATGTATCACTTAGTTACAACGAATCTGTTTTATAAATCTTCAAATAATATAAATAATTATATACTAATACTCTAATTAAATACCATTTATTACTAGTTATGCAATCTACTATATCTTCTTTTTTTACTAAAAATAAACATAATGCTGTTAATAAACATGATACTACTAATACTATTTGTTCGAAAATTTGTTCAAAACCTACCGAATATGTTCTTTTTTTTGATGGGTGTAGCAAACGAAATCCCGGCCCTGCTGGTGCAGGTGCTGTTATTTATCATAATGGTGTAGAAATTTGGTCCAAATCATTATTTGTTGGAAACAAAGAAACCAATAATGTTGCGGAATATATGGGAATGATTATTGGTATCGAAGAAGCCAAAAAAAGGGGAATACATAAATTACTTATTAAAGGTGATAGCAATTTAGTTATACAACAAATGAACGGTAAATATAAAGTCAAGTCACAGAATCTAATTAAATTATATTTACGTGCTAGGAAATCTGTCGAATCATTCCATTCTATTGAATTTCAACATGTTTATCGTATTGATAATAAACGTGCTGATGAATTAGCCAATATTAGTCTTACTCATTAACATCGAAATGCAAATGCAAATATACCTACTGCTACTAAACCTATTACTAAACCCAGATGATAGTGATATTGCATACCCTTATACATTTCTAACCATGCGCGTGTCTGTTCTTCCGTTTTTATATGTTCTAACATATAGCTGGTCTTTGGGCTTAATATATAATAAAAATAAATAGTTAGAAATGATATCGCTAATGTTGTACATACCATTGTTGTTGTACCCATTCGGCTTTTTTGTATCTGGGTTGTATATATTATTAACAATGCCGACAATAAAAAACCTATCATATAACCTGTATAGTAAATCGTCCTTCGCTCTTCTACAATTGACTTATAAATTGTTTGGAGCTTTTCGGGCAGCTGGTCTTTGTATTTATTTAATTGGTCAGTATTTGTCATGGCGTTTGTCATATATATCATGCCTATTACGAAAATCGCAGATATTGAACAACTTATTCTACAAACCATTTTATATATTACCATTATCTTTTTTTTAAAATATTATTATTTTAAATATGGGGATTTCTTTACTAAAAGAGGTTTTGAGAGTTATTGCTCTTTACGGTAAATAATATGTTATTATATTATGCGATACACTCGATAGTAAATGTAAAAACATATGATAGTTATTTCCTTTTTTTTCATCATTATCAAAACAATATTTGTTTTGACTATAACCATAATAATATAACCAAAATACTGTACAAAAATTGAAAGGAACTAAAACTGATAACGAATTTACTGGAGCATGCTTTAGTAAATTTTTACCACCAAAATATACTACACTTACTATACATGCTTTGTCTATATAATAGAATACTTTTTTTCTGGTTTGATGATTTAATACTGATGCTGTTAATAAACCTGCAAAAGAATAAAAATAAAGTTTATCTTTTTTTTTATATAAGTGTAACACATTTGTTGCAAATAAAAGTGAACTTAATGTTGTTGGACGAAGGTTTGATAAATATACCATTTTAATGTTTATAAAATATTATCTTTATTAATTTATCATAATACAATATATTATTATGATTAATATAAATTTTTTTAAAAGATATATCAATGACTTTTTAAATGAGAAAACATATGATACTAATGATTTTAAAACTACTATTTATTATTTTTGTTTTGCTTTCATTTTAGAACAATCACAGTTATTTAATCTATATGGAACTAATTTAATCCGCAGATCATTTAATTTTTCAAGAAGAAAAGATGAACTTAGTTATATTCATAATCTAAAACCATTTGCTGTAAATGAGAAAAACTTTTTAAATGAACAAGATATAAAATCATTAAAAGAAATTAAGGTTCCTACTAAGAGAGATATATCAGGGGCCGGTCGTAATGACACAACCACTTATATATATAAAAATATGAACGAAAAAGAACAATCTATTATGCGTGATATTAAGAATAAAGCTAAGGAACGTTATGAAAATGTAATCGGAAAAAAATTATATAATTGGCCAGAAGAAACTTCTAATTTATATACTTACTATGGTGCAAATGCAAAACATGAGTGGCATGCTGACCCACAAAATGTTGATTATATCTATAACTTAATCGTATGTATAGATAAAGTTGGTAATATTAGTCCATTCCAATACAAAGATAAAGATTATACTGTTCATTCTTATTATACTAATGAAGGTGATGCAATTCTATTTAATGGTGGAACAACGATGCATCAAATTCCCCCAAGTAATGACCCTGACTCAAAGAGGACCGTTTTATCCATGTCATTTACCTCAATAAAACCAGATGAAATCCCGAATAAAGGTTTTAATTCTAAAAATTTATGTACTTGGTTAGAAGGGGGAAATAATTATTTTAATCTGTTTACTATATGGGCATTAGTATTTTTTACTAATCTCTTTATTAGTTATAGTACTGGATCTGGAAACATAAATATTAAATTCTTATTGCTATTATGTGTAGTAGTAATATTTATTTTCAAATATGTACCTCTATATTTTAACTTTGGAGTAGGTTCTGGAAGACCAAGCTCTCTTACATATAGTATATTCCCATTATTACTATTATTTTTACTATTCACCTTGTCTGTTAGGGGTGGTATATTGTTGTTCTCATATTTTGTTTTAACAGATGTGTTTTTTCCAAAATCTTGGATAGCATATGATTAATTTATTTAATTACTAATTTATATTATCTTTATATCACATTCTTTTTGTTTATTACTTTGTATTTCGATAACCTTACATAAATAAATATAAATATTTACCATCTACTATAACATCTCACTATGCGTTCTTATCTTGTACCCGAAATTCACCAGATTTTCTGCCGATTAAAATGCTTCAATACTGTCCATAAACATAACATGTACAATATGTGCAGCTGCCACCCCGAATGTAAAAAATTAAACTACGACCCACGTCTCATGACTAAAAAGATCTATCCCTTGTTATACAACAAACGTAATTGTGACTGCCCTGACAATAACTGTAAATTTATTTATCCTTTTTGTTATATTTACACTAAGTAACCTCTCTTTAACGTAATTGAAAATATACTTTTTCAAATATTTATACATAACTATGTTGCTATTTTATTGGTTACTAGATAAAAAAAACAGGGAGCAATGCAATACAGGGCTTTTTTTTATTCAAAGACAATAATATAATCATTATTGTCTTCTTCAATGTTTTTTATTTTTTTATTTCTTTTCTTTTTTTCTTCTTTTGTTTCTCCTTCGCAAACTTCTGTTAACGATGCTACGCATTCCTTGTTTAATCCAATATCGTAAAATTCATCTTTCTCTTTTTGACTCTTAAAAGATAAAACATACGATTTCATGGGATTAACTGTAAAGTAATAATCAATATATGACTCCAATACGGCATCATTACCCTGTAGTTCGCATACAATATTACCATACATTTGTTCAAATTCATATTTATCAATCTCCATTTCTAGAACTGGATCTTGAATATCAGTAATCTTACTGTTGTTCATTATATCATTCCATGTGGAATAACCTTTAAGCTTAAACGTCTTCATATCGCCAATAATTATCTCTTAATGCTGTAATTATACTGTGTGATTCCTTAATTCTCATTATTAGTTTGTTGTATCCCTTACATTGTGTATAAATTTCTCAATTTTATACGTTTTTTGCACCTTTTTGTATACTTTTTCAATAACTTTTATAGTATATTGTTTTATTTAACGGCGACTCTTTCTTGTCTTTCTTTTTGCGCTCTTTTTTGCCTTCTTTGTACCACGCTTCTTGGCTTTCTTTCCTTTACGGGTACGACGCTTTCCTCCTTCCACTGCTACTGGTGTACTAGCATCTGCCACTGCTGTAGGATCTTCCACTTCTGGTGAACTAGCATATTTGCAGTCACCTTTTACACCTTTACCTTTGCATTTTTCATATAACTCAAACCAAGTCTGATAATTATGATCAAATCCTTCATATTTGACTCCGTCTGATTCTCCTCCCACATATGCCTGGACAGTGATACCTTTCTTATGATTGTCAGCTAACGGATGTGTTTTTTCTATTCCTGGATACATTTCCTTTAATTTCTTTATAGCATCAATACCACGAAGAGGATCTGTATCTTCTCCTGTTTTGAATATGTTACAAATATGATTTTTTATTTCAGTTCTTTTTTCTTCTATTAGTGTTTTCGTCCCAGTTGTTATTTTATGCCACGTTTGGGACCTATATTTACCTTCATCTTTATTTTCCTTTTCAATATTGGATAACATTGTTTCTAAAATACCTCCTTCTAGTGCTGGCAAATCCACATATCCCTTTAGGGAATCATCATAAAGTTTTTGAAAGAAGATGCATATGTGCTCTTTCATATATCTATCTTTCTTTACGTATTGTGATACGGTCGGTTCCGTGCCATTAACTACATGGTCACTGACATTGTCCCTAGGATTTTTAAACCATTCATCTGGGAGTTCCCCCCCTTTTTGCATTTTATTGCATTTACCCATAATAGTATATATTATTAACATATTAATATTTACTAAACATGATCATCATTAATTTGTACACACGTATAAATATTCTTTTACTGGTTTGTATTCTCCTTTTCGCTTATAATCACTTAATCCCTTTAATCTATTATATGTTTTATGATCTATTGGGATCTTTATTATATTTCCATATTTACTTTCCTCTAACAATTCATCCAACTCCTTTATTGGTATGATTCCACCATCATTATATGACAATAATATGTATTTTGCTCGCGTATTTTTTATCAAATCTATCATTGCATTCTTTGCATTTTTTATACTGTTATATGCGGATTTTACTCTATCTGTCGGCTGCCCACGGTTTGTATCTGGAATATCTATTGTCTTATCCCAATTGTTTATAATATCCAACATAAAATAATAAATATTGTATGGATGCTTATTATACGGGGGATCGTAATACATTATATCTACTTCGGTTTCTTTTGCCCATTCATTTGTATCTTTTTGTGATATATGCACTTTACATTTTGATCCTTCAAACAATGGATATGGGATTTCTATATTCTTTGTTATTCGTTTGATATCTACCTTATTTTTTCCACCATATGCTCCTTTATTTCCATCTTTGAAATAGGCTGAGAATTGGCCATTTGTATTATTATGTATTGAACTTTCTACCAAAAGTGGACCTAATACATATGATTTATATTTTGATGGAATACTTTCTATATAATTACGCATTACATCTATCCTTTTTCCATTTTCATCCGTAAAATATGCTCTGTCTCCTTCTTTGATTTCTTTTTCGGAAGGTGACCAATGCTTCGATATCCACTTTATATTTGATGGCATATTTTCTTTTTTTTCATTACCCAATTTATTTGCTTCATCTATATATTTCTTTATTTTTTCCTTATCTTTTTCACTGGGATTTGCTAAATAACATTCGTTTAATGTTTTACTATAACCTGCTAGATCATTCGTATATAACTCACGCGACATTGTTTTAAATAAACGACTTACTACACCTGATCCGGAAAATCCATCTCCTATCGTTATATCTTTTTTTCCCATCTCTTTACTTATTTTTTCTATTGTATCTCCTATTATACCTAATAATTTTCTCTTATTTCCCATATACGTTATTATCTGTGACGATATATATTCACTTCGCTCTACTTCATTTATCTTATTTGCCATCTTATATATTCTATATATTAGTTTTATTTCATTTTTAAAACATATTATTGATTTATATAATATGTTTATTCTTTACGGCGGTTTACTTCATATTTATAATCTTCTTCTGTTAATTTATACCCCCAATGCTGCAACACCTGTCTTATTTTTGGACTTACCGTTTCATCATCCCAACTTGATTTATTTTTTAATATTTGTGTCACTAAAAATCTCATAAAACGCCCTTTGTTTCCTGCTAATTTTTTCCATCGTGCTATTTGTCTTTCATCGTCATGACTTCTTTTTCCCATATAAAAATCACAATACCATTCCACCCAACCATATGGATGAATCGGTTTTATCCATTCCTTCTCTTCCCAAAATTCTAATGTTGTCCCCACTTTTACCTTATATTTATTTATATTTGTATCATAGTTTTCCCATTCTGTTGTTAGCCAACTTTCTGGTATATCTTTCCACCACGATTCTGGATATTTTTTATGCACATTTTTATAATCTTTTTTATTTATTGATGAATATATTGGACGCCAATATGTTCCACCAAAACTACCCAATTTAAACATCTCCTTTGGAGTTAAATTTGGCAAAAAATCTGGATAATCTTTAAAATAGATTTTATTTTCTTTTTTATTTGGTTTTATTAATTTTTGGGTTTTTCCACCACCTAATATTTTAAACTCGTTTACACGCCCTTTTCTATATTTTATTGTTCTTGCTTTTTTTATTTGGTTTTTTGTTAATTCCTCATGTGTTGTTGGGGTTTTATCGGTTATTCTATATTTTGGCCTGTATATATCATTTTTATATTTATACCCGACTTCTCCTCGTTGATTTACCCATTCTTCATCAAACCATCGTTTTAATCCCTTCTTTTTCGTTCTTGTTCCTTTATATGGGGATTTTTTATTACCATATTTGTCAGCAAACTGTTCTTTATATTTTTTTACTAGAATTCCACTTCTATATGCTGAATGATTTGGTATTTTTTTATATATTTCTTTTTTTATCTTATTATATAATTTTTTATCTATTGGTTCTGGCATATTATATATAAACTATAGATTTTTTATCGATTCCAACAACATAACATACGTGACCAGGTTTCTGCTGATTCTATATAATATGTGCGATCTTTATTCAATATATTATAAGTATATATTGGGTACGTACGTCCATTATCTAAAGTACAATTTTTTATAAACTCTGTTGAATCTTTACCTAACACTGTTTTACCTATTGATATTATTTCATATGATCTTGATTCATCTGCTTTTAATTCATCTCCGTGATATTTTTTTATAAATATATGTTGACCTATTTGATACTTCAAAATGTCTTGATCTGATAATTTTTTATTCATTATATATTATGTTTCATTTTTTATTATTTCTATTATTTACCATAAATGAATTAAATAATATATTATGTATTATATATTGATACTATATACATGAGCGATTCTCCTATATACGATGATACCGACACTAATAATACATGGAAAGTATGGAACGATAGAGATGAACCTCTAGCTTACTTCGATGCTAATCCTATCAATAATGATATTGAACATAATTCTAATGCTCGTTCTGTATCTAGTGATAAAACTGTTCATTTTAATGAAAACCCAGTTGTTGAATCTTTCTCTCCTGATTCTTCATATTCCACTGATTTGGCTGATTATTTCTATTTACCACCTGATGAAAATGGGGTTCGTATATATAAATGTTATTGTTCACATACGTTCTTAATCTCTACCATTGTTTTATTATTGGTTTCTCTTATAGCTTCTTTATATTATATATTCGCATTTATGTAATTATCTTTCTATTATATTTATATTATTATCTGTATGGTCTATCGTTCTTTTTATCTTTTCTAGATATAATATTCCATCCATCATCTCTTCCTGTGCATGAAGTACCCAGTCTTTTAATAATAAATCTGTTCTATCTAACGTTACTCCATATTTTTTATAACCCATCTCTGAACGTGCAATAAAGTTTAATATTACCGCATTTACTATACTATCATTTGTTGGATTTGTAAATGGCGTGTAATTCTCTATATCATCTAATACATTTCGATTTAATACTTTATTCGTTGGAGTAAATAAATTTGATATTTGATTCCCCATTATATTTATTACTACAATATTACTTTCTAATTTATTTTTTACATTTTTATTTTTCTTTGGATAATATAACTATTTGAAAATGTTATATCATATTCCCAATATTTATCTTTCTAATAATTCTCTTTTTGCTTTTTTGATTATTATTATTTTAATATATTTCTTTTGTATTCATGTTAAATATTGGATTTCACCACACTATATGAGTAGTTCCACATTTCCTACTTTCAAAACCTTTGTTATTAATTTAGATAAAGATCGTATTAAACAACAGAATTTTGTAAACGCCTATCATAATTCTGATATGAATCATATTCAACTTAAAAGATTTCCTGCTATTAATGGCAAAAATGTTATTACTGATAAATGGCTTACTCCTTCTTCTACTACTGAACTTAAAACTGTTTTAAGTAAAGGTTTTCGTACTCATCATTATCAACTTACACCTGGGGCGGTCGGCTGTTTCATTAGTCATTATACTCTTGCCAAACAGTTACTTAATGATACATCCACTGAATCTTATTTGATTTTTGAAGATGATATTTCTATTAATCCACATGCGTATCGCAAACTTAAAAAACTTTTACATTATGCTCCACCTGATTGGGATATGATTACATTTCACACACATAGAGTTCTAGCTAAGCATATTAATAAACATTTTACTAAGGTTGACGGATTCTGGGGAATGACTATGTATTTGATTCATAAACGTGGTGCTAAAAAATTTGTGAATTATGTCGATAACCACCGTATTGATGGGCAGGTTGATGCATATCTATCTAAGATGGGACAACAAGGACTTATTAATATATATTCTAGCAAAGTTAATTTATGTACCAATATTGCTCACGATACAAATATTCAAATGAAAATTATACCTTCTCATGGACAAAACCCTTTCTTATATCAAGGGTATTTGGTGTAAATTTATATAGTTGAATAAAAAAGGTGAGGTTTTTTATTTTCTCTATCCATTTTTATTTTTATACTAGTGTTGCTACCGGAGGTGCACTCGGTGTTTCACATGTTGCTACCTGATAATTATTTATATGATAATTATTTTGCGAGATTGGTTTTGCTACTGGCATTTCTATATTATAACATTCCTCTTCGTCATATGTAACCAAATCTGTTTGTTTTAAATTTTTTTTTTTGTCATCATTTGATAATTCTTTATATTTTTTATATACATATACTACTATTCCTGTTATTGTTCCACCAATCAACACCATTATTATGTTTACTATTATACCTCTATCTAATAAATTCAATGTTACTGATTCTATTACATTTGATGTTGGTAATGATGTTGGTAATGATGTTGGTAATAATGTTGGTAATAATGTTGGTAATAATGTTGGTTCTATTGTGGTTGGATACAGGGTTGGCGATGCGGTTGGTTCTGTTGTGGTTGAATACAGGGATGGTGATGCTGTTGGTTCTGTTGTTGGTAATGATGTTGTTGGTTGTCCGGTCGGTCTCGCACTTGGCTGTCCTGTCGGCTGGGTGGGCTGACCTGTTGGTTGTCCGGTCGGTGTCGCACTTGGTTTTCCTGTTGGCTGGGTGGGCTGACCTGTTGGTTTTCCTGTGGGTATTGCACTTGGTTTTCCTGTGGGTATTGCACTTGGTTTTCCTGTGGGTATTGCACTTGGTATTCCTGTGGGTATTGCACTTGGTATTCCTGTGGGTATTGCACTTGGTATTCCTGTGGGTATTGCACTTGGTATTGCCGTCGGTATTCCGGTTGGACTTGATGATGGTGCAATACTACCTACATACTCCTGGATTGTTTCTACAGTCACATCAGGGGAAATCATACTTGAAGTTATCAATTCAGTAATGTGGGGTTGCATTAAAGGAACATTTCCCATTGAAACTGGAAAGTGAACAATATAATAATATTCTTCTTCATTTACCTCTACTTTTGATTCTACTTGTATGGTCTCTCCTACTCCTAAGTGTGATTTGATATTTGACATGGCACTTAATATACTAGATATATCATTTCCATCTATGCTTCCAAAAGATGGATAGGATGGGGCAATATTTCCTGACAGTTGTAAACTACCTCCAATATCTGATGTATCTAATTCCATGACATAATATCCTGATTCTGCATGCGTTACTGTTACTTTCTGTATTTCACCCTGCTCCTGTTGTACTGTTAATATTAATAATGTCATTAATATTACAATTACGTATATGGGATTTCTTATACTTACTCTCATTGTTTCCGGTTACTCTCGATGATTGTTTAAAATGTTTTAAGGGGTTATCTATCAATATACTCGTAATTTTTTTCAATTTTTTACATTTTAACAGGGGTTTTTATAGGTTTTTATTAATATTTTACACTTGAAATAATATAAAGATATTTATCACATATTATCTGTCTAGTATACACCGATGAAGATTTAAATCCGCACAACCACCGAAGGTGGTTATACGTTTTAATTCATTTATCGGCAACATTTTCTTTGAATGATATAAATAGCACACCAAAGGTGTGCGGATTTAAATCTTCAAAGGTGTATAGACAATATGCCATCTTAGCTCAGTGGTAGAGCGCTACCCTTGTAAGGTAGTGGTCGTGAGTTCAATTCTCACAGGTGGCTTTATACTTCTTTTTAGATGCGTATATGCAACTATCTTATTTTTTGGTGGTATATACGGAACTATAGATTTGGTAGATTCTATTTTTTTAAACATATTTTGCTGCAATTTACTAAAATAAATTAACACCCCTAAATTCTTATATCTAGGTTTCATACACTTATTGAATATAATAAAAATTTTATTATATTCAACTACGTAAAATTGAATTATTAATAATACTATTATTAACATTATTATATATACGATTCATTATGGGTAGATACTACTATGGTGATATTGAAGGCAAATTCTGGGTTGGTGTTCAAAGTAGTGGGGATATTTGTGAATTGATCGATATTGAACCTAATAATTCCTATTTATGGAAAGTTTGTTTATGCAGTGCCGATGTTTCCTCACAGGACGATGTATTATCTCAATATTGTAAAGATTGTTATAAATCACGTGATGAACATATACAAGCTGCCCTAGATGAAGGGGAAGATGACGATAATGATACTTTATATTTTGAAGATAACTTTATCGGGTTCAATATTGAGAAATCTACACATTATCAGGAGTTACTTGATTCTATGGAAAAAATTAAACAACTTATTCCTCATGATATTATTCAATCTTTCGAAAATATTGAACAAACTGACGATATTTTAAATGCATTTACCGGTGTCTTTGATACTACACATAATTTGATTAATAATACTGATAATTTGCGCGAAACCGAAGTACTTATTGCTAGATATACACTTGCATATCAAATTGAATATTGTCTACGAAATAATGATTCATGCGATGTCAGTTGTGAATGTTAAGGAATTTATACACATTAATATCGTAAAATTGAAAATGTTATATATATTTTATTTATGTTAACCTATACTATAACATGAACGATTATATACAACGACGGATGAAACGGATGCCTAAGGAACTGGTTGGGCTTATTTATGGATATATTGATATTGAAACTAGGCTTTCTTTACTTTTTAATAATACACATGAGAATATTTTACAATACATACCTCATATGCCTATTAATTTATTAATTAAAATGTGGAAACGTAATATACATGACAAAATATTTACCGATGATGATTGTAACTCTATTTGCTGTACATTTGATAATTTATTACCATCGACCAACTATTTATATAATGATACTAATTATTCTATTAGACATCCTATTTATGAAACACTTCAAAATCATGTTAAATTAAATACATATAATATGTCATATGGCTCTGAATTTGGTAGAAAGTGGTATATGCGTACTAAAATTAGTTCATTTATTGCTTTTATTCCTTCTATCTACACTTTTCATGACATTTTTGATTACCGAATACGTAAAGTATTATTTCGATTCATACAGCTATTAATGAAACCTATACGCAAGATTAAAGCCGATCGAGAAGCCGCTTATATTGCTAGAATCGAACGACTACATCGATTAAAATTTAAACGTAAAATTTTTCCAAAACTATTTACCGCTGTACGTAAACATCAACGTAAGCGCGTTGCTCAAATCAAACTCGATGAAAAGGCCAAAAAAGCCGAACTTAAGCGTATCAAACTCGCTGAAAAAGAAGAACTCAAACAAATCAAACTTGCACAGAAACAAATTAAAATTGCCGAAAAGGCGGAAAAGGATAAACTTAAACAAATTAAACTCGCACAAAAACTAGAAAATGCCGAACAAAAAATGCCGAACAAAACAAATGAACTTAAACCTATCAAACTTAATATTATATCATAAATTCAATATTTGTTGAATTACCATCTATATACTATGATAAAATTGATATTACTCCTTTTTTATTGTATATTTCATCTTTATATTATACAAACATGGCAAAATTACACTTATCCTTATTTCCTAATAATTATATACCGGATACCAATCTTGATGATTATATTACCGATTCTGATACCGAGACTGAATATGATAATGAATATCATGATGAACATGATCGGTATTGCCAGGAGGATAACGTTTCCTATTATGAACCCGACCAATATGTTGGACTTATGCAATTAGCATTTATTTTGGGATCTACTGCCACCAAATTCAATAATTTTAAACTTTCCATTCAATATTATTTGGATGCCATTGCTATTGATCCTATGTCATCATTTATTGTTAATCTAGCTATTATATATGAAACTAAACTTAAACAATTTGATATCGCTATCAAATATTATAAACTTGCTATTCAAGCCGGCGATATTATTGCTATGTATAATATCGCTGATCTTTATAAAAAAATGAATGATTCGTGTAATATGATATCGTTCTTCGAAATGGCTGCTGATAATGGCGACACCGACTCTATTAAAGAGCTTATTATTTACTATTTTAATAATAATGAGTTTGAACTATTTTCAAAATTCTATTTGAAATACCTTAATTATTATAAAGCCACTGAAGATTCTTATTATTCTAACGAAGAATTCGATGAATTTTTAATCAACAATTCATGCCTTACTATCATTAACAAACTTAATGAATTTATTGATTATACTCACGATACATCTATCACACAATACTCTATTGACCTTCACCATCATTTATGCCAAAATGATCATTACACCATTTTTAAAAACAAAATTTATCTCTTTACTAGACTTAATAATATATGCGAATGTAGCATTTGTTACGATAATAAACTTAATATTGATCTTCATTGTGGACATACTGTTTGTACCGATTGCTATTCGAGAACATACAATAAACCATGCCCCTTTTGTAGAATTGATCCTCATATTATCTAACCTTTTCGACAAGATATTAATAAACCTGATACAAACACTATTGTTGCTAATACATGGATTGTTATCATATGTGCTTTTGTTGACATATTATATGCATCTTCTATTTCTTCTACATTATCCGTCTTTTTTACTGGAATATATTTATCTATTAAATTTCCTATTACTGTTTTATCTATCTCTTTTCTATCATAGAGTTTTCGCTGTAACATTTCACGGTTTATCATAAATGATACTCCCATTACACATAATGTTGAGAACCATAATATTTTGAATGTTCCTGTAAAATATTTTATTGCGATTATTGATTTTACTAGTAATATTATTAATGCAAAAGATATGTCTGTGTATAATATTGTTTCGTTTCCTGTGTCTGTCCAATATAATAAACTTGTTACTAATAATATACCATATATTATACATAATCCTATAAAACGATATCGGTAAGCCATATATATACCTATTGTCACACATGGGATTATAGATAACAATGCGGTTTTTGATATTTCATCTGGGATTATTAATATTTTCATTTACACTTACTATATATACTATACATATTTTCATTTTTTATTTATATTACCACTTTTTTTTTCATACATTGAGAACCTATTCATAAATATACTATATTTTTATAAGACATCTAAAAAATTGATAACATTTTATACCTTTTTTATTTACAACTACATATTACTACATATTACTACATATTACTACATATTACTATTATCATGACACATCAACAAAATTTACAAACCATACTCTTTTATGAGTCTAATAATATGAATAAATTACCACACGACCTACATCCTTATATTTATCAGTTTGTTGCCGATGAAGTAAAAGTTCATTATTGGATGGAAAAATATAATTGGATCAACCATTTACACCAACTCGGTGAATATTATCATGGACTGTTTATCGTATTTGCCTATTTTCACCATTTAACTGACTGCTATTCTAATGATTTTCTACCTAGCATTAATGCATATCGAGAAAAGAATAAATTTCGTAATGCTGACGGTCAAGTTACCCATATTGAATGGTCATGGAATGATGACAATTGTGATTATCCTGCTATTTATGAACGCCTGGGAAATATGATTTACGAACAATATCAGGAACGACGGGATATGAATGGGTTGTATAAAACCTTAGCACTCTTAATTACTTTATGGAATGATACTATTGATAATGACGATATTGAGTATTACTACTGAATGTTTTGATTTAACCTCAATATAAAACAAAAAATTTGTCTATTTACTAATACACATTTCTACCTATAATACTACCTATATACTACCTATATACTACCTATATACTACCTATATACTACCTATATACTACCTATATACTACCTATATACTACCTATATACTACCTATATACTACTTTACCTTTTTTGCGGTGGTTTCCATCCAGCGATTCTTACTCCGTATTGCTCTCTACATAATGGACATTTTAAACCTCCTATGCACTGCATATGACTTATTATGCAGTCACCACAGAATTGGTGTCCACATCTTAAAATCATTTTGTTCATATTACTGTCCATATCTTCAAAACAAATTGGACATGAGTCTGTTTCTACTGCGGGTTTTGGTTGGATCAACTCACTTTGCTTCTTGCTGCAATCGATATAATCTTGGTTTATTAACTCCTGAGTTGGGTTTACTGCTTGCTGTCTCGGCTGATACTGCCGTTCCATATGCTGTCGTCTCTGTTGTTGCTGTCGTCTATGTTGTCTCTCATGATACAGACGCTGCTGTCTATCATGCGATTCTTCCTCCAACAGGTTACGATTCAGGTACCCCGATCGTCTTAATTCATACATCTCTGTCTCTATCTCACGCAATCTATTATGTGTTGTTTCCTCTCTTTCCGTACGTTCTGTACGTACCCATCTTCCATTATCTTCACGTACCCACAATGTATTATCTTCACCTTCTCGTAGGGCATATCTTCGTGCTGCTCGGTCTGCGCGTGCTGTTACCTGAATGTTACGTCTCTCTTCTCTTAAATAACGATATCTATCTGATTTTCGATGCTTTAATAACAATAGGGCTGTGAGTTCTGCCTGATGATTATTCTGTTTACGAATTTCACGGACTCTCTCTTTACGTTTCTTCATTGCTACCATTGCTGCTGCTCGCTCTGCATGTTTGGCTTCCTTTGCTCTTAGCTGTTCTACCTTCTTTGCCCACTTCACTCTTACCTTCTCCTCTTCCTTTTCCTTCTTCACTCTTACCTTCTCCTCTTCCTTTTCCACCTTCGCTCTTTCCTTCTCCTCTTCCTTTTCCACCTTCGCTCTTTCCTTCTCCTCTGCCTTCGCCTTCTTCGCTCTTTCCTTCTCCTCTGCCTTCGCCTTCTTCGCTCTTTCCTTCTCCTCTACCTTCGCCTTCTTCTCCTCGGCCTTTTTATTTTTATTATACTCTTTTGCTAGTGTCTTCCGTACTATTAACATCTGTCTAGCTTTCTTTGCTCTTTCTCTTTCCTCTGTTGATAGCTTTATTTTCTTGACGACTTCCATCTTATCTGTAGATGGACAGTTTGGACGCGAAATTATTATACTTGTATTCATTCTTTCGAATTGATTAGGTTACATACCACTATACCTTTCAAAAATTCTCAATTTTAAGCAGATTTTGTATACTTTTTGTATACTTTTTGTGTACTCGTTTAGACGATATATTTTGTTATGGACTATATATTATAATTATGTATGACCGTTTACCCAAAGAATTAATTATATATATTTACTCATTTGATAATACTTTTCATTCTTATTATAACCTATGTATTAATGAACTACATAATGCATGGGAATCGGAAAAAAGATATCACGAATATATTCTATGGAGATCTCATTGTTGTTGACCACTTTTTTTTTCGAGACTCCATTTAGACTGAATTTTTACCGATACTGTTACCCCCGTCAACCGACGTACGTCACCATACCCGGCAATCTACCCGCGCCTACCCCCCGGCGCACCCCCGCACACCACCTCTCGCAAAACCCTCTATTTATACTTATCCAGAAATGAGTGACATATCGGGAAATGAGTAGGATATTGAGAAATGAGTAAGATATACCCTTTCTATTATACCTCTATTATCGGCATTGGCGACTTTGTTTCCTCCTTTATTACTATCTCTTCTCTGCAATTATCACAACAACCTTCATCGAATACACATAATCCTACACAACAGAATAAACAAAGCATGCCGATTAAGTATGGTTCGATCATGGTTCCTTACTTACTTATTATGAGAACCTCTTTACATTGTTTTTTTACTTCCAGTATACAAACAAAATGTGGAAAATTGAGAACTTTTGTGTGTTTTATTTTATCTAACCCTATGATATTAATTATTATTATACCAATATGTCCCTCGTCGTCGAAACCATCATTGCTGTATGCTTCTTTGTAGGTCTTCTTATCTATCTTGGGAGAAAACTTGATTGATGACCTAAGCCGAATTTATTTCGAATGCTCTGTTTTAACTTGAAAAATATGTATATTTGTTATTATGTATATTTTTTTACATTACGTTTTATAGATTAAGAGAACCTTACTACAAAAATGCCACAAAATACCTGAAAAATGCCAGGAAAATTGATTTACAAATTAACAATTATATTATTACATAACTTATACTAACTTTATCAACAAAATGAACCCAATTTCGCCATACGATTTGGAAACTGGACATACATATTATATTGAAAGCTATAATCAAGGTGTTCGTACAAACAAATATCGTGGCGTTATTAATAACTTGAACGCATGTACCTGGTATGGACATAATGTACTTGAATTTGGAAATATGATTGAATATGTAAACGGACAAGAAACCACCTCGACTGAACGGGATTCTCCAACCTTTCCCGGAAATGTCTTTTACATACATGTAGGTACTAACGCAACAGAACCCCAATATTGGTTATTTTATAAACCCGTTGCTGATTATTTAATCACTACACAAGTGCTCAAACAACGTACTCGCTTGGATAAAGTAAGTATTTGGGGGTTATATAAACAGCATTTTTGCAAAACCTCAGGGGAGGGCGCAACATCTGGTAGAACCCCACCGCTGCGACGCGTTTGGTATGATTATTTGTACCGAATAAAAAGGATGGGATACAACTAAAGCATGTGTATTGAACCTTACTACAAAAATGCCAAAATATATATTCGCGATATATGCAACTTAGATTGCAGCAACAATTGATATATAATACTCATATATTAACTGCAAAACATAAAATGTTTACAAATGATAATAATACAATTTATCATATTATTACAAAAAATATTTAATAGTAGTCTTAGAAATTTGGGACATACAAATCCTTGTTCCAAAAAAAAAAGCAACCCCATAAGTTTTTCAAAAAAATGCAAAAAACAACTTTACAGCATAATGCAGCGAATCGTGATTTTCAACGAAAAAGTTTGTTACTGAACTTTTTTTATACTTTTTGGAAAAGGATTTAGGGGGATTTTTATGTTATCATATTATAGATAACAATGATAACCAAACAAATCCCAAAAAATCCCAAACAGCATTCATGTGAAAAATGCAACTATTATACGAGCAGTAAAAAAGATTTTAATAAACATTTATTGACTGCAAAACATAAAATGATAACAAATGGTAATGAAAAATCCCAAAAAATCTCCAACCCACATATGTGTGAATGTGGGAAAAAATATATTTTTTCATCTGGGTTATCCAGACATAAACAAAAATGCACATATACTACAGAAGAAGAACCCCAGAATACAATTGTGATTACAAAAGAAGAATCTAATATAGATTATAAAGCCATGTTTATAGAGGTGATGAAGAAAAATGATGAATTACATGAAACTATTAGAGAAATGGTTCCCCGTATAGGAAACAACAACACTACTAACAATACCAACAATAATACATTCAACGTGATGTTTTATTTAAACGACCAATGTAAAGATGCATTAAGTATCCAGAAATTCATGACGGAT